GCTGATAACGTACTCACGATTTGCTTGAAGTGTAATAGTTCCGCAGTTTACGAAGGTCCAGCCCGTTACGGTATTAACCGTCGTCGTAAACAGCGGCGAGGAGCCCCCCGGCATGTCCCATAGGGATATAACTACGTTCGTAAAGGAGTTACCAAATTTCATACCAATCTGAGTAATGGCTTGGTCAGTCAAGCACTTAAATCGTGTGCCGTTTGTGCTACCTGAGCCAAAACCTACAACGCTAGTTCCGTCGTTGCCGAGCCACTGTGCCATCTAATCCACCCCCTAGGGCTATACCTTAAGTAACGTGATGCCAGAAGTTCCAGTAGCGGCTGTGTTCGTCTGGGACTCCATGTACGTAAAGGGCAACGTACGGTTGATGTTCTTAGCGACAGCGGCAACAGCGATCGTCACCACACCGCCAGCAGAGACCGAAATGCTGTCCTTTGTGCCTGCGTCCCATTCAGCCTGCGTGTTGATCGTGTCGCCGCCCGTAGCCGGACCCTTGAGGGCGAGGGAGAGGTTATTGGCAGAGGTCAGTACCTTCGTCAACGTCCCGGCATTCCAGTCGGCGTCTAAGGTAGTAACCACAGAGAGATCGAGGTTGTACCCCTTCGTCGTTTCGACGATCGTTACGCTGGGCGCTGTGCCACCCGTCAGCGTGTGCGTAGCTGTCATAAGAGGCTGATCGGCGTACCCTAGGGCGTTCTGGAATGTGATCGTCCACGGGCCGCCTGCGTTACCTTGTGTGTCGATGTCCGGCGGGGCGCCCGGCGTGGTCGTGGCGATCGTCACAGCCGGGCTCGTACCGCCCGTCAGCGAGGATGTGGCGGTCATCTGTGCCATGTCGAAGAAGGCCTTCGTGCCTTGGAACGAGCAGGTGTAGACACTACCTGCCAGCGTCACAGTAACGTTGCCCGCGCCGATCGTGGACAACGCTTCAAGCGCCGACTGAACAGCCGACGCCGTGGCGTTATATGCTAGGGCGGGTGTGGTCTGCCCCCCTAGGGTGAGAGTGAACGTGCCGCCCGTGGGCGACCCGGTAATAGTCACGGTTTGGACCTCGCTGGCGCCGCCGATGTTGGAGAGCGCGAGGAGGGCGGTGTGAACTTGTAAGGCGCTGGCGTTGTAGGGAATGTCGGCGGTCGTCTGACCGCTGAAGGTCAGCTTGAAATTGCCGCCCGTCGGGGCGCCGCTGATCGTCACGGTCTGAACCTCATTCACCCTAGGGCCGCCCACCTCTGTGGTGAGGGAGCCCGTCGTTCGGTCAGCCGTAGCAAGACCTTCGAAGACGGTCCCTGCGGCCTTCCAGTTGGCCTGCGTGTCCCAGATGTGGTCCATGTGAGGCTGATCGGTATACAGGGACGTACCAGAGGCGATCACAAGGTTGGCGAGCCCAGCCTTCGTGTAGAAGGCGCCCAGCCCAACCACAGGGGAGGCGCCGAAGTCAGCGGCGTACCGCTTACGGCGCCCCTTCTGCGGCTGGACGGTGCCCTTCTGGTCGAAGTTGACGTTGTTGGCGAGTTGCCCTTCGTTGGCGTTGAGCAGGGACGGGGAGACGGCGGTGTTAAGGCCGCCCGAGAAGTCCTGCACACGAAGGGTCGTAACCTCCTGAGGCTTGTTCGGATCGACCTTCGCCATATGTCTCCCTCCTTAGGACACAAGAGTCACATCCACCTTCACGAAGTCGGTGAAGATCGTGGAGGCGATGGTGCCGTTGCTGGGGTACGTGGAGTGGGCAAGGATGTGGAGGCCGCCGTTGGCGTCGAGGTAGTTGTTCGCGTCGGTAGCGTTGCCCAACATCAAGACGGCACTAGGCGACGAAGTGATGTTCACGTTCTGTTGAACCCACTGTAACGTAGACGCACGCCATCCCTTCAACGTCGCACCGCTCGTTGACACCCCGCCGTTGCTACCAACGCCATAGCCTGTCCACGTTACGGTGAACGACTTTAGCGCCGCCTTCATCGTAGCCGCGTCCCACGACTTGGGAATGAGCGAGCGGTTCTTCAGGTCGTTGAGGAGGTCGAAGGAGAAGAGGTGTTGCGCGTAGTTGCCGTTCGTCGTATTTGATGAACTTGAAGTGTTCACTCCAAGATCTGAAATATTGGTATAGCTTGCTGACCCTACTTCGGCAGTGAACGTCGCAGGAGCATCAAACGTTATGGCGTGCTTAACCTTCATGACATGCGGCACTTCAACCGTAGATCCCGCAACCTTCCCCGCGAACGTCATCGAGGGGGCGGTGCGGAGCCTGCGGCGATTAAGGAGCCGGGGTGGTCTAAGGAACACTTAGACCACCGCCTTAAAGGTCACATAGGAGTTGATGGTTGACGAGTTGATCCAGATGTTGGCCCCTTCGACAACCACAATCTCGCCCGAGTTCAACTCGTAACCGTTGCCCGTGCCGTCCCTAGTGGTTGTGACTCCAACCACGCTACCCACAAGTACAACACCTGTGTTCTGGAGCCCGGCCTTAATCTCCACGTAGCGGGTGCCGTCGGGTACGATCAGCTTGACGGCAGTACCCGCCACGGCGACCTTCGCCTGCCCGGTCGTCGAGACGCCAAAGGCCGCGACCACCATCTCCAGCACACGAACGCTACCATCGGGCATCATCACACGAACGCTCTCGCTCATAACCTCACCCCCTAGTAGTTCCTCCCTAGGGCGTCCCACGAGGCGCCCGAGGTGTCGTTGTCCTGCCGGACGCTGGTCTGCCGCTGATTACGGCGTTGAATCTCAAGGTTGGCAAGCCGGGCCTTGAGGTTCTCGTAGTCGGTCTGGTACTCCCGAGCCGAGAACGTGTTGCCGTTCTTTTTGTGGCATCGGTAGGTGCCGTAGAGGACGAGCAGGCGCCGCCACTCCTTAGGGAGGTCGATGACCGTCCCTAGGGTAGCAGGCCACGTCGGGCGGTAGTTCATGTCCACAGTGAGTTCTCCGGAGACAGTAGCCTCGAGACCGGGCCACAGGTAGAGTCCATCAGTCATAGACCAGTACCCCGCCGGGGTGTTCCCTAGGGCGGTCTGATCGATCGCCCTAGGGTCAACCGGGCCCAGCGGCCTGCCGTTCCAGTAGACGCCGATGATGGTCTCGTACCCTGTGGGTGTACCTCCTAGGGTGGCAAGGTCCACCATCGAGGCGGTGACGGTTGCCGTGACCCGCTTCTCGAAGAGAGCCAGATCACCGATGTCGTCAAGCGCGTCTTGGACGTACCGACGCTTCTCGTTGGGGGAGACCAACCCCGGATCGAGTTGCTTCTCCTCGTCGATGGCGTCCAAGACATCTTGAAGGGTGTTCAGGTCGTAGGACGCCATCGACTACCCCTCCTACTCCTCGTCGGTCAGGTCCGAAATCTCGTCCTCGACCGGAACCACAGCCTCAGCCTTCGGCTTGCGCCCGCCCTTACCCTTGGGTGCCGGGGCGGGATCGGCCTCGCTGTCCTCCAGCCGCTCGACGAGCACCTTACCGTTGTTGCGGTCGCGGTCTTCCCACGCCTGCACGACGTCTTCCGGGATGCGCTTGATCTCCCCGGCGGCAATCTCGACGGTGCCGTAGAAGGGGAAGTCCTCACGGACGTTGTGACCGGAAACGTTCTTGACACGAGCGGTGGCGATCATGGGTGTTCCTCCTCAAACAAAGTAAGGGGAGGGGCCGGGTGGTCCCTCCCCTAGGGAGACTAGTAGGCGCTGACGTCGATATCCTTGAGGATACCATGCCGACGGCAGTTGTTGATGGTGAGCGCGGCGGTGAAGAGAATCTCCTGCCGCATCGCCAGCATGTTGTCAGCCTGACGCCACTTGGTCGTAGCGAAGTTGGCGTTCTTGTGCGGGCGGAACTTCAAGAACTCGGAGTTCAGGAAGTAGAACTGAGTCACGGGGACCGGAACGCCGTCGGAGGACATGTACGTGGTCATGTTCTCGTCGTAGACGAGCGGGACGCCCATGAACTCAAGGGTTTGGAACCCTAGGGACGCCATCTTCTGGACGGTCGGGGACTGAATCTGAACCACACCACGAACGAGTTCATGGTAGGCCTGCCAGCCCTTCTTGTCCGTGAGGATGAAGTCCGGCTTCTCGTCGCCGTCGGAGCAGGCGAGGAAGGTCGAGAGCATGAGCGGGATGGAGAGGTTACGCTTCAGGCCGCCGTTGGCCTTCATCACGCACTTCCACCACGTATAGGTCGCCCGGTCGATGCCGCCGATGGTGCCGACGTCGGAGATCAGGCCCTTGAGGCCCATCAGGTCCTTACCGGAGTTGCCCGTACCGTCGCCGAGAAGCTGGGTCGTCAGCTTCTTCTTCAGCGTCTTCTCAGCGATCTTCACCTTGGACTCAAGCAGGTTGAGAACCTCGTTCTCACCTTCGTTCTTGAGTTCCTCCTCCTTGGAGATCGTGATGGGCGCCACGACGTTGCGCGGGTCGAACTCGGCGGCGGTGATCGGGGTGTTCTGGTCGTAGGTCAGGGTGTCATACCCGGAGTACGACGTGACGTTGAGCAACTCGTCGTAGATCAGCGGCTCAACGATCTTGTAGCCACCGTCGTACGTCTTGGTGATGCCCTTGAGGTAGGCCAGCAGGGCGTTGGACTTGAAGACGTTATCGACGAGGTTCGGCAGGTACTTCTTCCGCGTCAGCGCGGTAATGGCGTCGTAATTCAACGGCACGGTGGTTCACCTTCCCTAGGAGTTAGTCCTCCGAGGTGAACAGCTTGAGGCCGTCGCGCTTAAGGATTTCAGCGTCGGACAGCTTACGGTAGTCAGGTTGCTTACCGCCGCCCTTGGCGCCGGATGCTCCCTGAAGCTTGGCGCCCTTGGCCTGTTCCTTAGCGGTCTTGGCGTCACGCTGACCTTGGAGGCGAGCGTTCGCGGCAAGCAGGCGGGCGTTTTCACCACGCCACGCCTTATAAGCGGCCTTCAGATCACGGGGCTTGTCGAGGTCGAACTCGTTCTCCTCGGCGTACTCACGGATAGCGGCCTCGTGCTTCTTGAATACCTCGTCGGAACGCAGTTCAGCGAGGGTGTCCCGGAGGGCGAACTCACGCTTTAGGGTAGCTTCGAGGTCGGCTTCCTTGGCCTTAGGGGCCGCCTCTTCCCTAGGGTGGTTCTCCCACGGGTTGTTGCTGAGGAACTGGTTGATGGCGGCAGAGTGACGGGGGTTGGCCTTCAGGTAGTTCCAGAACTCCAACGCCTTCGTGGCATCAGCCGGGAGGCTGGCCTTGGCCTGCGCCACAGCCGCATCCAACTTGGTCTGCCAGCGCCGATCGTTGGCGGCAAGGCGGTCCTTGACGATCTGGTTGACCCGAGATTGCGGGACCATCTTCTCGCCGGACGGCTTGACCTTGCCGCCCTGCTCAGACTCCTCGCCCTCCTCGTCAACCCCGTCCTCCGTGTCAGATTCAGAGGCCGTCTCGTCAGACTCGTCCTCGTCTTCCTCCGGTTCGACGTCGATCTCCTCGTCCAACTCCAGTTCCTCGTTCTGCTTGTTCTTGTCAGCCACTTGCGTACCTCCTCGGATTAACGGCTCCGGTGCCGTGCCCCTTAGTGGGTTATGTAACCCCATCGTATAGCAGAACTGGCGATTTTGTCAACACCCCTAGTGAGGGGCGTCAAAAGAGGCGGGTTTCCCCGCCCCTAGTGAACTACTTCCGCTTCTTCGTCATCGGAGTCCACGGGGTCGCGGGGAACATGGGCGCCCTAGGGCCCCTCTGCTCCTGAAGCTTGGCGAGGTCCTTTTGCGACTTCTGGGACTTCTGCCCCTTCTGGTTCGAATTCTTAGCCAACGGGCATCCCTCCTCCCGGCATACCGCCACCCTGCATCATCTGTTGGATCATCTGCATCATCTGGGCCATCTGGTCCGGCTGTGCCGCCGCACCCGGCCCAGTTGTGGAGGCGCCCATACGGGCGATGATCTCGGCCCGGTCAGGCCACTCGAGAACGTCGAGCGCGGCCTTACGGTCGATCAGGCCGATACGGAACATGTCAAGGGCCAATTGCCCGAGTTCGCCCTTGTTCTCCGGGAGCGGGGAGCCCTCGCCAACCTGAAGGTCATAGCGACGGTCCACTTCAGAAAGAACGAGATCGATCCCATTCTGCGCCTTCCACTGCTCCCGAATCATGTCGAGTTCAGGACCTTCCCCTAGGGGCGGGAGTTCCATCGCCGGAACGGGCTGGCCCGTGCCCGGATCGATCCCGGCCTCCTGTGTGGGCTGGTAGCCCGGCTGGAGTTCCGGGGGCCAGTCGCCAATCACCCGGACCTCGTTGCCGTCGAGGAGCCGAATCACGCGCTCCGTGGTGTAGAACTGGAAGATGTTCGCTAGGAACATCTCAGCCACAAGCTTCAGCGCCTCAATCAAAGTCGCCTGCTTGTCAGCAATGCGGGCCTGCGAGGCGTTCTGTAGGGCGCCGATCGCCTTCGCCGCCGCGATGCCCGTCGGCTTCCGGCCTGCCATGACGTCGGTTACGCCCGACACATCTTGGATAGACTGGTTGGTGCCGACGCGGTAGGTGTAGACGTCATTCCCTAGCTGGGGCGGGGTATCCCACACCATCGCCAGCCGGGGGTCTCCCGCCACCTCGTAGACCTTGCCCTCACCGTTGGTCACGCTGTCCTTAGACAGGCCCATGAGGCGGTTGACGATGCGCTGACGGTTGACCGTCATTTTGATGTTCCGGTAAATCTGGAGGTCGAGTAGGGCGCCCTTGTCCTGAAGCATCTCGATCTCTTCGATCTCGCCGATACCGATGTGGTAGAAGTCAGCGGCGCCGTCGTCCTCGCCATCGAACCACGGGACGAAGGGGCTCCTGCCGTGCTGGTACTCGCTGTAGCCCTTCTTGAGCACCTTATCGCCAGCGACGGTGATGATGTACCACGGGCTAGAAATGATCTCACCCGTCTGCTCGTCCCGCTCGAAGGGTTCGAAGGTCTGGAGCCAGCATTCGTGAACGTCCGTCACCCTGCCGTAGGGGTTCTGCTGGAGATTCCCGAAGGGCTTCTGCCGGACGTCGTTGATGTGGTCACGGCTGTACCCTAGTTCGATACTAGGGTCCATTGTGTCCTCGTCATCGAACAGCTTCTCCGGGTTGACGTCGTAGGTCGCCTCGATCTCGTCCCATGAGACGTCCCGACGCCGATGGATGATATAGCGGGCGGTCGTCCGTCCATCCTGCATGAAGAAGGGCACGGCTAGGGGGTCAACGATGATGTCCTCAGGAGGGACACAATCCACAACGTTGCCGCCGTCGCCGTCCTCGATGTCCGGATTGAACATGGCCTTGAACCATGCGTAACCCGTGATAGCGGCGTGATGCGTTACCTTACGCTGGGCCCTAGGGAGACCGCCCTTCTTGAGCGAGACCTCCAGCATCTTCGATACGAGGTCAGCCGCCATCTGGTCGGAGAGTTCGAAGGCGCTCACGGTGATCTTCGGCATCGACTTGCCGACGTTGGATTTGACCGCCTCGACGTTCGAGAACAGATAGTTCACCGTGAAGACGTCCGGCGTTTTACCCGTCGAACCGCTGAGGTACTGAAGCCCAAGGCGGTACTTGGCCCGGTAGCGGCGCCATGCCTGCGCCCTAGGGGACATGATCGACTCAGTACGGGAGACGAGCGTCCCGATCAGAGTCGCCGGGTCCTCGAGAATACGTTGGATCATGGCGGTCTTCGGCTCCCGCTTCTTACCCTTCTTCTTGGGCTTCTCGGCCTCTTCCTCGTACATAGACTCCATCGGCATCCGTGCTCACCTCCTTAGGTACGGTCCATGAGATCAGCCACAGGGTCAGTGAACCCGCCGCCACGCTCCCTAGTGGTCCGGGCGGTCTGCATCGCCGCGTGTACGAGGCGATCGTAGTATGCTTCCTGCTCCTTCGCTACCTTGCGGTCCTGCTCCTGCTGGTCCTCCCATGCGGCATGAGCAACGGTGGGGTCCACGACTTCGTACTCCTCCTCAGCCACCATAGGCGGGAGAGGCCGGGCGCTCGGATGAACGTGAATCGTACCGATCTGAACGAGCCGAATCAGCATGAGGGCACCCAAGACAACCCCTAGGGAGAGCCCTGCCACGAAGACAAAGAACGTCACTCACCCACCTCCATCTTCAACCACTCGTACTCTTCGCGCTCAAGGTCTCGCTCAGCGGCCTCACGCTCGATCTCACGCTGAACCCATGCGAGGGTGCCGGGCTTCGGCTCCTCCTTACGGTCGGTCCATGTGGCCTGACCCACACCCGCCTGCCCCTCATAGTAGAATGCCAGCGCGATAGCGTCGGCACGGTCAGGCGACTTCAGGCCCCGCTTCTTCATGTCCTCCTTGCGCTCAAGTTGGTAACGCCCGGAGGCGTCGTACTTGTACTTCGGGCCGGACAACTGACCACGTATGGCCTCCCGGTCCTTAGGGGTGTCAAAGATGGTGAGGTCCAGCTTGTTCTTCCTCATGCGCTCCTTGAGGGCGGCCCATGCCTCGACGCGCTTGTTGACATAGTGCGCCCGGTCGTTGGCCTGCTCTTGGCTCATAAAGCCCATGACGTTCTGCACACCATACTCCCTAAAGAGAACGTCGAAGACGCCCGAGCCGTTACCGTTCGTGTCAACTACGCCGATGTCAGCGACCTCTTCGGTCATCATCTTCAGCATGTGCCGGGCGAGTTGTACGCCGTCCACGCCGTAGTACCACTCCATGCGCGTCACCTTGTCGCCCCGGCGGGTAACGAGAATCGACTCGTCATCACCGAACCGGGCCGGGTCACAGGCAACCACACAGGGGCCGGGGGTGTCCCTAGGGGCGACTCCGGGGTGCAGGTCGTTGTCGAGCGAGGCGTCAATCAGGTTGAGCGAGATGAACGTGTCCGAGGAGGTCTCAGGGAACTGCCCTAGGACGCGGCTGATCCACGCCGGGGAGTCCTCGCCCCACTCTGTCCGGCGGTCCTCCACCCAGCGGGGGGTAACGAGATGGGGGTTGACCACCCGCCCGGCGACGAGGTTCGGCGTCTCGAAGGCGCTGATGTGGATTTTGTGGTAGAGCGGAGACTTGAAGGAGTCGTAGAAGCGCCCCTCAGGGTTGGTCGGGTTCCCGATCAGGAGCAACTTGTTCGATTCAGCGGTAATGAGCGAGTCGATACCTTCGAAGATGGGCAAGGGCACGCCGCAAGCCTCGTCAACGACAACGAGCATCTCCTTGGCGTGAAAGCCCTGAAACCGATCGGCCTCGTCAGACGAGAACCCTAGGGCGTACCAGCCGCCAGCGATCTGCCACGAAGTCGTCAGCATCCGACCCCCTAGGGGGAACTTCGCCCGGCCCACGTTCTTAGCGATCTCCTGCCACATGACCTCACGCACCTGACGCCCGGTTGGCGCCGTGGTGATGACGATGGAGTAGGGGTGGGTGGACAAGTACCAAGCCACAGCGAGCGAGGTCGTGAAACTCTTGCCCGAGCCGTGGCAGGAGCGGATTGTGGTGAAACGGTTGTCCCGGATGGACTCCAAGATTTCCCGTTGCTTCTCCCATAGGGAATTGATCCCTAGGATGTTCTCAACGAAGAAAACGGGGTCTTTCCGGGACTTCTTGAGCAGTTTGAGCAGGTCGCTATCCACTGAACTTCAGCCCCTTAAGGAGGTCCTCAACCACAGCAGGGACGGGGCGCCCGCGATGGGGGGACTCGTCGAGGTCGGCCTTACCCGCCGGGCAGGCGAAGTAGCCCAAGAGCGCCTCCCGCGCCTCAGCCTCGGTGTGGGTCTCGAGCAGGGCGAAGTCGCCGACATCGAGCCGCTTGTAAGTGCGCTGTTCGATCATGCCTGCCAGATCAAGTGATGCCATCTTCGTCGTCCTCCTCAATCTCCATAGGGCCAAGAACGTCCTCAGCTACAGTGGGAATCGGGTCGAGGTCGTTGTGGAGGTAGCCGTGCCCGCACATAACATGGTGCGCGGCCCTAGTGAGCATCGCCAACAGGTCGTTCGACGTCGAGAGGTCCGAGTGGATGTCGAAGTGAGCCTCCGTACCCTCCTTGAACAGGAGCGTCTTCGCCCGGATCACGATGATCTTCTCGTAGCTGTGGAGCGGCTCCCTCTTAGCCACGCGCACCCCTCCCCGGCTTGTCTTCGCACTCCTTACAGGTCCGGTTCACCCAGCGGGTGGACTTGCGAAAGTGGTTGGCGGTCATGTACCAGCCACAGGATTCACAGCGACGGTATCCCCGCCTAGGGGTCTTACTCGTCATCGCCGTCCAAGACCCCCTCCGAGAACGCCTGACGGGCCAGATCAGCCATTGAGTGGGTGTGCTTGATGTCACCCTTCACAGCCACAGCCGCCTTGGGGGCGTACTTGTCCGGGCGCCGGGCCTTCAGGTGGAACATGCGCTCACCAGAGTTGAGCGGGTCCATCGACGCCTTGAGCGAGACCTCCTCCAGCTTGTCGGCGTGGACCTCAATGGCGGTAGCGAAGGCCTCTTGATACTCCTCGTCCTCCTTGAGCCACTTCCGGTGGTTCCTAGGGGAGACGCCGGACATCACCACAGCCTGCGAGACGGTGCCGTGGGCGGCGAAAGCGATCAGAAACACCTTCTGCTCGGTCGAGAGGGTGGGGTAATCGGACAAACCGAGCATATCCTCGGCGTTCTTCACTAGGGGTTTGGAGCGAAGATCGACGCCCTTGCCCTCGGCGGGTTCACTAGGGACCACAGCAGGGGCCGGGACCTCGACTAGCCGCGCTTCGAGCATGTCGTCGAGCAGGTCTGAGGCAGGGGTCAGGTCGAGCGGATCGGCTCCGGGCATGTTTTTCGCCTCCTTTAGAGCCAGTTTACGTCAACTTGGGGCTATTGACAAGGCTATCGGTGCCGTGGTAGGGTTTGGTTACGCAGTACTGCTGGGTACACCCCCTGCCCACAGCAAAAAAGAGCCTTCCGCACTAGTGGTCGTGAAAGCGACACGCGCAACACTAGGCCGGAGGGCTCTTTTTGTCGTTCTCGGCGGCCTTGATAACCACACAAGGGCCGGAGAGGGCCGCCATTTCGGCCTTGGTGACTAGTCGGAACCCAGTATCGTTGTAGTCAGCCCGGTTGAAGGTGGCGTAGTGGTCGAGCGGGACGGCGGCGGTGACGAAGCGGGCGTAGATTTCGCTGTCAGAGAAGGGGTGATCAGGCAGGAGGTCGGTGAGTTTGCGGGGCTCGGCGGGTTTGGCGATCTTACGAGCGGCCTTGTGGGCCTCAGTTTGGCGGTAGCCCCTCTTAGGCAACGCTGTTCACACCTTTCGCAAAATGAATACTTATGCAGGGAGGTATTCAGGAGGTAAGGCAGGGGTGGGTGCGTTTTTTGGGTCCCCTTTTTAGTGTACATAGTGTTGCTTGGTTTGTCTAGACCGCAGAATTTGTCCTCGTGAGCACACATGTCTACCCCGCGACGTAGGAGCGGGGCCCAAGGGCGGCCCTAGGGATTCTAAGGACCCTCTCTAGGGTATACCATACAACCCCATATTTTCCACGTTATGTAAACTACGGCCCTAGGGTGCTTAGGTAGCATGAACAGTACAGGTTTGGAAGGACATGCCCTAGGGTGGGTAGTCCCAGAGCGTTACCCTAGGGCAGGCCTATGTATGCGTAGGCCGCATGGTGGGCGAACACTTGTTCAACGCTGCTCGAACATACGTTCCCGTCACCTATGCCTAGCCGGAATGGATAATCGGCGACTTTGCAACTTTTTCGCCGAAATTCATTCCAGTTTCGAATAGGGGGGTTGACAGGTTTTTGCCCTACGTAGTACGGTGGTGACGGCCCCGACAAACCTAGCGACGCCGACAAACGCCAATAGCGGCAGGGCGCCGAACCCACATAGGGGCCGGATGGATGGCATGTACCTTGAAAACTGAATGATCCCAGAGGCCGCACCGACGGAGATACCAGTCCCCACAGGGGAGTGGGCCGAAGGTGTGGCAGGGCGAAGAAGGAGACTGGTCTAAATGACCATCCAGAACGCTCAGGCTCAGAAGAAGGCGCTCCAGTACCACACGTTCTTTGTCGGCACAAAGCCGGAGGGTTTCAAGGTCCCTTGCGTCGTACTGGACAGCACGAACGTGCTTCGGACCTACCTGCTCGCCATCACCCCTGAGAACGTCA